ATACTCAGATAGTGGAGGAACTCTCGTTACCCCCAGTTAAAATACATTGCTCTGTGTTAGCAGAGGATGCAATCAAAGCAGCAATTAATGACTACAAAGGTAAATATGTGTAAGTGTGACCCGTGTACGTGTAACCCATGTGACTGTAAAGGAACTAAATGAAAGCACCACAAGAAACCCTAGAGAACCTACATTCTCAGGTGGCACTAGAACTCTCTGACAGAATCAGTAGCGGGGAAGCATCTAGTGCAGACATGAGTAACGCAATTAAGTTCCTCAAAGACAATGGGATAGAAGGCTTACCTGTACAGGATAGTCCTCTTGGACACTTAGTTAATGTGCTCCCATTTCCCAAGAAAGACAAGTTGCAAAAAGTCTTAGCGGACTGCTGAGTGTACCTAAAATCAAAATCAGGATACACAGGTACCCCTGGTTAATCTTCTTTCGTTACAGAGCGATCTGAGCACTCTATGAGGTAATCTAATGCAAACTAAACACACAGAATTGATCCAAGACTTCCGTAACTTCCTCTTTGTGGTGTGGGAACACTTGGGGTTACCAGAGCCAACTCCTGTTCAGTATGACATTGCTGAGTACCTACAGGATGAAAACGAGAAGAGAATAGTTATTGAGGCATTTCGTGGTGTAGGCAAAAGCTACATAACAAGTGCATACGCATGTCATCAGCTTTTGCTAAATCCTGAAGTTAAGATACTTGTGATCTCAGCTTCCAAGATTAGGGCAGACGACTTCAGCACATTCACCATGCGTCTCATAACGGAGATGCCAATATTGCAACACTTGACACCAACTGGTTCCCAAAGGCAGTCCAAGATTAGCTTTGACGTTGCTCCTGCTAAAGCATCCCACAGTCCCTCTGTTAAGTCAGCAGGTATCACAGGTCAACTAGCTGGTAGCCGTGCTGACATAATCATTGCTGATGATGTGGAGATTCCAAATAACTCCATGACTCAGACCATGAGAGACAAGATTAGTGAGGCAGTCAAGGAGTTTGACGCAATCCTGAAACCTGATGGACGAGTGATTTACCTTGGTACACCTCAGACAGAGATGTCTCTTTATGAAACACTACCAGAGAGAGGGTACAAACCTTTGATTTGGCCCTCAAGGATACCTAAGAACCCAGATAAGTACCTTGATAGGCTTGCTCCCATTGTTAAACAGAAGATTGAGGATGGGGAAGAAGCAGGTCTTCCACTCGACCCACTCAGGTTTGACGACCTAGACCTGACTGAAAGAGAACTCAGCTACGGACGCTCCGGCTTTGCACTTCAGTTTATGCTGGATACTGCGTTATCAGATGCAGATAGGTACCCTCTTAAACTGGAGGATCTCATTGTGATGGACGTTGATAATGACAAAGCTCCAGAGAAATTGGTGTGGGGAAGATCAAGGGACAAGATCATTGACATACCTAACGTAGGATTACCGGGCGATTATTTCTACCCTCCTATGCAAATAGTGGGCCAATATGTAAGTTATACTGGATCAGTCTTAGCCATTGACCCAAGTGGACGAGGTAAAGACGAAACAGCATTTGCAGTAGTTAAAATGCTCAATGGGACACTCTATGTCATAGACTTTGGTGGAATAGAGGGTGGATACTCAAATGATACCTTACAAGCCTTGAGTGTGCTAGCTAGGAAATACTTGGTTAACCAAGTGTTGATTGAATCTAACTTTGGTGACGGGATGTTCATGGAACTCCTTAAACCCACACTCACTAAGATTTACCCTTGTACAATAGAAGAAGTTAGACACAACATCCAGAAAGAAAAGAGAATCATTGACACACTAGAGCCAGTAATGAATCAACATAGGCTAGTCATTGACCAGAAAGCCTTGGAAAGAGACTACACCTCTGTTCAACACTACCCACCTGAGTCACAAAGCAAATACATGCTTGCACATCAGATGACTAGAGTGACAAAAGAGAAAGGTGCCCTAGTTCATGATGATCGTCTTGATGTCTTGAGCATGGCTGTGAGTTATTGGGTAGAACAAATGGCTGCTGACGTAGACATAAAGATTCATGAGAGAAAAGATTACTTACTTGATAAAGAATTGGAAAGATTCATGGAAAATGCTGTTAATCCATTAGGATACCCTAGTGAACCTGAGTTTCCTACATGGAGTAACACCACCTTCTAACAAAAGAGGACATTATAGGTACAAGTGAGTACACAATGTGTATATACTAGGTTACTTTTGTGTGTGTAGGTTCCTATTTGTACAAATGTGTACTCACTTTGTGCTAACATGTGGATATTTTGGTAAAAAAATGGGAGACCCTCATCGATACGTGCGTGCGTCAATTTACCCCGGTGCAACTTGGGTACACATATTTGTATATTTAAATATTTAAATGGGTGCCCGCTTGTGGATCGTAGGATTTACATATGCCTACATATGGATACTCAAGTATTCAAATATTCACACATGCAGATACCCAAGTATACAAATGTTTGCATGTTTGGTGACATGGGGATACATGTGTTTAAACATTTGTATATCTGAATGTTTACATATGTAAATGTTTGTATGTCCATCTATTTTTTTAATCTCACTCAATGAGACCAGCTAAACATATGCAAACATCTGTATACTTAAATATTCGGCTATTTATAAAGTGAAAATTAATTACGAATAAACTTGACACCTTGTCCAATTTTGATATAATGAAGTTAGAAAGTTAAATAAGACTAACAAACAAGGTGAAATCATGAACGAACACATAACTTTATTAGACGAACTGGAAACAGTAGAACTTGACAAGGCTGATCAAATTGCCTTGAAAGAGATTCTACACGCAACCAGTTGGAATGAAGAAGATAGTGAGCAGTTCAAATATTTTATTCAAAATAACGAATAAAAAACTTGACAGTTTGCTAAAGTTTGATATAATGAAAGTAGAAGTTAAGAAAGTTCTTAGAAAACTGAATCTGCTACACTTTGAGACCTTGCATAACTAAACGAGGTTGAAATGCTAAATCCAGTCATTGATACAATTATTAACTACGGTGAAACAATCGGTTCACTTGAGTATGTAAAAACTATTATTGATGTTAGGAACAAGGCACACGAGCAAAAACGGTTCATTCAGAAAAACCGTTTGTCCGTGGGTCGTGAGCTTGAAATGGAATTAATTGTCTTATTTCAAAAAGTTGAAAACAAGTGTAATGAAAAACTAATGGGGCTTACTCAAGCTAATTATGGGTAACTAACTTAGCGAGGTCTCAAAGTGTAGCAGATTAATGAAACACACAAGGTAACAATGAAACGCATTGAAATTGATGGTGTGCGTTATCGTGTGGTTGCATTATCAGAAGCTTCATCTTATGTGAAAACTTCAAGTGTATGGGATGCAATTCATACAGGAATGAGACCTTGCAGGAATGTTAAGGTCTACATGGCACATCTAAATCGACAGCGTGTGAGACACTCGGTATCGTATGGTAAAGAGCCGTTTCCACGTAATTATTAACTGATCTTTGACAACTGAATAAAGCTAGTGTGGATAGCAGGGTGGGCTTGCGTGGAAGCGGTATGCAAGAGTATAGCTAGCTTTACAGATTTAATAGGAGAACTATTACTTCGGTGGAATGAAGGACTGATTTGTTCTGATCAAGACAAATAACCTTCGCATGTACACAAGTAAATAGGTGGAGGCTACTAAGATGGCATAATTAGTAAGTCCAAAGGCTTAGTAAGTCGGGGAACAACTTAAGGTAGTAGCGTATACTCTTGGAGAGCGTAAGAGCCACGATTCTCAAACTAGATATACTATTTTCTAGCGTAGGATTCGTAGAGCAAAGTGCCTAATAGACAATGTACGCTACTATCAATACTTAAGCTAGTCACACTTTTCTAGGTTATGTGTGTCTGGTTCTTTGAAAAACCTAGTATTATCAACTAGTAATGGAGAATTGAAATGCGTTATATTTCAAACATTACTGGTCTCTATGAACAACCTTTGCATAACCATAACTTGCACGTAGGACAATGGGTTCGTACTGGTAAGAGTGGTAAGATGACTGCTAAAGGTGTATTCATGGGTACCATTCTGGGCAAGCCTGTATTCGTACAGGATTTTGGGGAGTCCAGACCCATTTTCATGCAACGTATGCATGATACACGTAAACTGGTGAAACTGGCACAATCTCTTTTTGAGAATGCCGTAATTGTGAACTAGAACAAAGGAAGAGTGAATGTATGACACGCACAATCCTTTAGTACGTGCGTTTGCTCAACAGAATGCCAAAAATCTGGAACGAGTGATTGCGTTTGTATTTGCAAGTATCCGAGTACAGACCAGTATGTTACCTCGTATGATGAAAGAGTATCGTAAGCGTGGTGTCAATTCGTCTTGGATTTGGGGCAACAAGAGAACAGGGATTGATTACGTGCGGAAGCATAGGCAAGACCTGTTTGATAGGATGATGAGCGTTCTACGTGCTAAAAAGGCTACTTGTGCACATGACCTGATGATGTTGTTCCTAGAGATTCCGGGTTTGGGGTTACCTAAAGCTGGATTCGTGGTACAACTGGTGTCTGGTAAGAGTGGGTGTATGGATGTACACAACTTTAGAAAGTATTTACCTGAAGTTGATGCATCTAAGGGTACACCAAACTGGTTGCAAACTAGTGGGAACTCAGATAAGACAAAGAGAATCAAGGCGTGGGCATATTTAGACCTTATTGAGTCAAATGGAGGCTCTAAAAAGATGTGGAATAACTGGTGTACTCATGTTAGTATGCTATATCCACATCATTTTCCACTACCATACCATGTATCAAACTTACATAAGTGTATATGGGAGGATCAAAAACCTGTAAGTATGGAACAAGTGTCCAAGAATATATGGGTGGTATCAACATAAAAGGAGTAATATGAGTGAACAAAAGAAAGGTGTTCACCATGCTATAAGATTGAGCCATTATAGTGCCTCAAAGGACGAGTATTTGGATATTGAGGACATGGCACAAGAGCATTTGGTGAACATGCTATACAAGATAGTGAAAGACGCAAATTACCTTGCCAATTTCAAGGTGGAGGTGAGTACAGGTAATGGAGATTACGTGTCAGACCATGCAACCTTAAGATTCACAGACATGAGTCCGAACTTCATGGAAAGATGATGTGGTTTCTGGCATTACCTGATATACTAGTGTACCTCACAATATTTTGGGGTGGGGTACTAACTGGTGTATTTGGAATAATAATTGCAATGGTTGTGTATTGTGGAGGTGGTGGCATCATCAGGATA